TTTATACCGTGAGGGACTCATGCAGGATGGCAAGGTCAACCCGGTTACTGGCATATTCTGGCAGAAGAACTATGACGGTATGAAGGATCAGACAGAAATGGTTCTGACTCCTAACAATCCGTTGGGTGACAGTGCCGACACAGAAGCCCTTGCAAGGAAGTATCTTGACAACGCCGACATTGTAGACGTGCCAGAAGGTGAAATCTCAGAAGTCGCAGAAGGGGCAGAAAGCCCTAAAATGAAATAAGCTGATGAAATACGCCCCGGTGTAGGAATGACCTGCTGCCGGGGCGTGTGTGCGTTCTGAGGACATAAAGAAAGCCCCCGGACGGGGCGGCGGGTGTTCTACCCATGCCATACTGTCCGGGGTTTCTGTTTCCTCCAATATTCTATTATGTCCGGGGTTTCATTCTCATACATCGGGATATTATACAACCTACATCCCTCTGGGGTCATGTAATAGCCTTGACCGTACCGGGGTAGCAGTTCGCAACCTGTCACGCCTAAAATATTACGGCTGTCCTGTCCGCTGCGTGTTCTGAGGGCTACACGGCTATCAAAGTTTACTTTTATAGGTGTAGGGATCACAGCAGATAACGGGCACTGTGTAGCCGCTACAACGTGGACGTTTGCCGCTCTGCCGATCTGACAGAGCCGTTGTAATATCGGCTGTACTTGCTTTTTATTCGTTGTCATCAAATCCGCTAATTCATCAATAACCACATACACAGCACCGCCGCCGTATTTCTTGAC